GTCTACATTGGTGCGCACAGTCACGGCGTGACCGTTTCGCCCTCGGGTCAGGCTGAAAACACCGTAAAAAACACCGCATTTAATTATTTAGTGAGGCTTGCATAATGGCTTTTAAAATGACCAGCACCAACCGGGTTATTACGATTTACAACCTGTCATCTGCCACGAATGAGTTTATCGGTAAAGGGGATGGCTTTATTCCGGCTAATACAGGCCTGCCTGCATACAGCACCGATATTGCGCCCCCAAAAGTGACCGCGGGTTTTGTGGCTGTTTTCGATGCTCAGGCTAATAAATGGTTGCGGGTGGAAGACCACCGCGGGACAACCGTTTATGACATCAGCACCGGCAAGCCCGCTGTTATTGAAAAGCTGGGCGCTCTGCCTGATAACGTTGTGTCGGTTGCACCTGACGGGGAGTATGTAAAATGGGATGGCGCTAAGTGGGTCCACGATGCCGAAGCGGAAAAAACATTTCGTCAGGGGCAGGCGGCGCAGGAAAAAGCAAACCTGCTGATGATTGCAACATCGGCTATTGCCCCGCTGCAGGATGCCGTTGATCTGGATATGGCAACGGAAGACGAAGCGGCGCGTTTACTCGCATGGAAAAAGTATCGCGTCATGCTCAACAGGGTCAAACCCGAAGATGCCCCCGATATCACATGGCCGGAACTGCCCGCATAACCGGCATCACTCAGGCGGGCGGTTGCCCGCGCTTTCCTGCCTCCGGTTGTGTCAGACCTTATCCAACCCTGACAAATAGCCCGCCGTCACCACACAACAGAAAATACACTCACCCTTAACCACGGAGTTAAACGGATGAGTGATTTTCATCATGGCGTAGAGGTCATCGAGATTAACGATGGCGTGCGCACCATTTCCACCGTCTCAACGGCCATCATCGGCATGGTCTGCACGGCCAGCGATGCTGACGAAAAGACATTTCCCCTCAATGAGCCGGTGCTCATTACCAACGTACAAAGCGCTATCGGCAAGGCGGGTAAAAAGGGGACGCTGTCGACGTCCCTGCAGGCCATCGCTGACCAGTGCAAACCGGTCATTGTGGCCGTGCGCGTGGCCGAAGGCGCAGAAGACCCGGATGACCCGGAGGCCGGGAAGAAACAAACCATTTCCAACATCATCGGCACGACCGACGAAAACGGCAAATATACCGGCCTGAAAGCGCTGCTGACGGCGCAGACCGTCACCGGCGTGAAGCCGCGCATTCTCGGTGTGCCGGGTCTTGACCCGCAGGAAGTGGCGACGGCGCTCGCGTCCACCTGCCAGAGCCTGCGCGCCTTTGGCTATGTCAGTGCGTGGGGCTGCAAAACCATTTCTGACGCCATTAACTACCGCGAGAATTTCAGCCAGCGTGAGCTGATGGTTATCTTCCCTGATTTTCTGGCATGGGACACCACGGCGAATGAGACTGCGACAGCCTGGGCAACGGCGCGCGCGCTCGGTCTGCGCGCCAAAATTGACCAGACCGTCGGCTGGCATAAAACCCTGTCAAACGTCGGCGTGAATGGCGTCACCGGCGTCAGCGCCTCTGTGTCGTGGGATTTGCAGGAACCCGCGACCGACGCCAACCTGCTTAACAAAGCCGGTGTTACGACGCTTATCCGCAATGACGGTTTCAAGTTCTGGGGAAACCGCACCTGCTCAGATGACCCGCTTTTCCTGTATGAGAACTACACCCGCACCGCGCAGGTACTGGCCGACACGATGGCGGAGGCGCATGCGTGGGCGATGGATAAACCCATTACCCCGACCCTCATTCGAGACATTGTTTCGGGTATCAATGCCAAATTCCGCGAGCTGAAAAATAACGGCTATATCGTTGACGGCTCCTGCTGGTATGACCCGGAGTCGAACGAGACCGCGACCCTGAAAGTCGGGAAGCTGTATATCGATTACGACTACACCCCCGTCCCGCCGCTGGAGAACCTGACCCTGCGCCAGCGCATCACCGATACCTATCTGGCGAACCTGTCGGATGCGGTCAACAGCTAAGGAGCCAGGAACATGGCATTACCCCGCAAACTTAAATATCTGAATATGTTCAACGATGGCCTCAGCTACATGGGCGTCGTTGAGTCCGTCACCCTGCCAAAGCTGACCCGCAAGCTGGAGAAATATCGCGGCGGCGGGATGCCGGGCGCGGTGTCAATTGACCTCGGCCTCGATGACGACGCGCTGTCGCTGGAATGGACGCTCGGCGGTCTGCCTGACGTTGAGCTGTGGGCGCAGTATGCCTCGCCGGGCGCTGACAGCGTGCCGCTGCGCTTTACCGGCTCTTTCCAGCGTGACGACACCGGCGCGATTTCTGCCGTTGAGGTGGTGATGCGTGGCCGTCACAAAGAATATGACGGCGGTGAGAACAAGCAGGGCGAAAGCGGCACGACCAAAATGTCGACCGAGTGCGCCTATTACCAGCTCACGATTGATGGCCGCGAAGTCATCGAGATAGACGTCGTTAACATGGTGCTGAAAGTTGACGGCGTCGACCGTCTGGCGGAGCACCGCAGGGCGATTGGCCTGTAATCCCTTACCCGATCAGTGAGGCTGGCCGGTCACTTTTCCTGATGAGAATACCCATGAAAAATATCAATGAAACTGCCGTTACTGACACTGAAACCGTCAACCCGAATGTGGTGATTTTTGACACTCCGCTGATGCGCGGTGAGCAGAAAATTGAACAGGTCACGCTGACCAAACCGAATGCCGGAACCCTGCGCGGGGTGTCGCTGGCCTCGCTGGCGAATTCTGACGTTGATGCGCTGATTAAAGTGCTGCCGCGCATGACGTATCCCGCCCTGACTGAGCACGAGGTCACGCGTCTCGATGCGTCTGACCTGATTTCGCTGGCCGGGAAGGTGGTCGGTTTTTTGTCGCCTGCTTCGGGTCGCTGACCTTTCCGAAAAACCTGTCGGTCGATGACCTGATGGCGGATATCGCGGTGATTTTCCACTGGCCGCCATCAGAGTTACATTCCCTGAGCGTGACCGAGCTCCTGACATGGCGCGACAAGGCGCTGCAACGAAGCGGAAACCATCATGAGCAATAACGTCAGAATCGAGGTGTTGCTGAATGCCGTCGACCGGGCAAGCCGACCGCTCAAAGCGATTCAGAACGCCAGCAAATCCCTGTCCGGTGATATCCGCACCTCACAGAAAAGCCTGCGCGAGCTGAATGCGCAGGCATCCCGTATCGACGGATTCCGAAAAGCCAGCGCACAGCTTGCCGTGACCGGACACGCGCTTGATAAAGCGAAACAGGAAGCCGAAGCACTCGCCACGCAGTTTAAAAACACGGAGCGCCCGACGCGCGCGCAGGCGCAGGTGCTTGAATCCGCAAAGCGCGCCGCCGAAGGGCTGCAGACGAAATACAACAGCCTCACGGAGTCAGTAAAGCGCCAGCAGCGCGAGCTCGGTGCGGCGGGAATTAATACCCGTAATCTGGCAAATGATGAGCGGGGGCTTAAATCCCGCATCAGTGAAACCACCGCCCAGCTTAACCGTCAGCGCGAGGCACTGGCGAAAGTCAGTGCACAGCAGGCGAAGTTAAGCCGGGTGAAAGAACGGTATCAGGCCGGTAAATCACTGGCCGGTAACGCGGCGGCGGCGGGCGCTGCCGGTGTCGGTATTGCGACGGCGGGAACGATGGCCGGGGTTAAGCTGCTGACGCCGGGCTATGAGTTTGCGCAGAAGAACTCAGAGCTGCAGGCGGTGCTCGGTGTCGATAAACAGTCACCCGAAATGCAGGCGCTGCGCAAACAGGCGCGCCAGCTCGGGGACAATACGGCGGCCTCTGCCGATGATGCGGCGGGGGCGCAGATTA